TCCTTGCCCATAAGAAGTGGCTCTTAAAACTCGTTTACCTATTAAACCGGCTAGAGTTAAAGGATATTACTCATGGAGCTACCCACTTTGAGAATGTAGAGGTCTTCGGATATCCTAATTGGGCTAATGGGATGATAATAACTTGTAAGATAGGCCAGCACACATTCTTTAGGGAAAGGAGGTGAAATATGAGACCACGTGATAGAATATATCTTGATATAAACTTCTCTGAAAAGGATTTACGTAGATTAAAGAGAGGCAATACGGTTCATAAGCATATTCAAGGAGGGAACTTTGCCTTTCATGTAAAGCAGAAGGATTGGAAGATAAGGAAGCAGATATTAAAATATCAGCAAAAGATCAAGGAGTTACAAAGTCAATAGGAGGGAGTATGAGTAAAGCGAGTAGAGAGAGGGGTGAAAAGAAGCGAGAAGCCATACGAATCATCATATTCAAGATTATGGTGGAATGTGTCGAGCAGAATATGCCTCCCGATAAGGCTACTAAAACAATCAATAGGCATATTGATCTGATTAAAAGTAAGACTAAGCCCCAGGAGTTAAGCCTATTGACCGATGTAATAGCCGAGATCAGGAGTGATACTGAGGGATTCTGCAATAGAATGCATCAGAGAGAAAGGGAACGACATGAAAGTCTTCTTCACCAAGGACAACAAAGTAGTGCAACGTGAAACAACCGAACTAGATATATGGACCAAGCGATACACTATTAGGATAAGGATATCAGGTGTCGTTATAGTAAGACACGCTCGCCCTAAGAAGCACAAACCCGAAATGGTAGTGTATGATGAGAGCCTGAATCTAACAGGATGATCTCACGGTGATACAAAGTTGTTTACAAGTAGTTCATCTTGTTATATAATAAATCCATAAGCCAAAGAAAGGAGCTTTGAATGGCTGGCTTCTACGAAGAGATACTCCATGAATATCCTTCTATCCCACATCGCAAGACATGGACGAAAGATGTGAAGTATAGGATTAGAGTGATCAAACGGATGGTAGATGGAATACCAAGAGTTCTCCTAGATATAAGAACTTACATAGTTACAGAAAAGACCGCTATGCTTACAGAATCTGGAGTTTACTTTACATTAGAAGAACTAGATAAACTAATCCCCATATTACAAGAATCACGCAAGTATTTCATTAGGAGACAAGATGCACCAAGAACAGGAAATCGAGCACCGGATACTTTCTTTCCTAAGAAGACGAAATAACTATTATAAATATAGGCCCCTATTACAGGAAGCCTTCTTCCAGGTAGAGTCCACTAGGCAAGTATTCTCCTTAATAGATGAGTACTTTAAGTCTAGAGATACTAATAAGAAGCTTACTATCAGTAATCTAAAGCTATTAGTGTATCAGAAGATACGTAATATAGACTTAAAGAATGAATGTATAGCTCTTACTCGTAGTCTCAGGAACTATAAGACTAAAGATAATGAAGTAGTAGAAGAAACTATAAGAGACTTTGCTCGTAGGCAGATAGTAAGGAAGGCTATACTCACAGGGCTAGAGGAATTAGATAAGCCCAATCCTAACTTCTCTCTGGTATATGAACATGTAGAAAAGGCAATGTTAATATCCTCAAAGGGGGAGAAGGAGTTCTACAGTTACTTCTCCGACCCAGAAGCCAGAGTAATAGAAGAGAGAGAAGAGGACTTCGTTGGCTCCAATATAGAAAAGTTAGATCAAGCAGTAGATGGTGGTTGGAGAAAGGGAGAGTTGATAGTAATCCTAGCCCCACCGGAGAGGGGTAAGACCTTGGCCTTAGTCAACTTTGGAGTAGCAGCCTTATACTTAGGATTGAAAGTGGGATATATAACCTTGGAATTAGCTGAGAGAAAGATAGCCAGAAGATTTGATCTCAGAATAACAGGTAGGCCAATAGAACTCCTGAGAAAAGATCCGGGAAGGATAAAGAATCCCCTTGCCTCTTTGCATAAGACGGGATGTGATCTGGTAATCAAGGACTATAGTTCTGAAGACCCTAGGGTGGAAGATATAAAGTCATTCATAATAAACTATCAGAATAAGACTAAGAAGAAGTTTGATCTATTACTCATAGACTATGCTGACTTAATAAGCCCAACTAAAGCTCATAAGACAGAGCGCTTTGGAATAAAAGAGGTATATGTGAACATTAGACGAATGGCCAATGAGTTAAGAATACCCATAATTACCGCATCACAGTCAACCAGAAAGTCAGCTGATCACTTAGTAGTTACTATGCAAGACTTCGCAGAGGACTTTCAAAAGGCAGCTATAGCGGATGTGGTATTGGCCTTGTGCCAGACTAAAGAAGAGTTAGAAGAGGATATGTGCCGAATCTATATAGCCAAGAACAGAAGCACAGGAAGACATCCCATCATACGTATGACTATGAAACCGAAGACTATGTATCTTGGTGAATTCAGAAAGATGTTAGAGGAAGAGGGAGATAGGAAGAAATCAGTGGCAGAGAGGATCTGATGGAAAGAATAACTTTATCAGGACTTGGAGAACCGGTAAGAAAGAAGGGGAAGTATCAATTGTTCTATAACTGTCCCTTTCATGAAGATAATAAAGGGCATCTAGGAGTAGATCTTAAGAGGGGTATCTACCATTGTTTCAAGTGTAATGTGTCAGGAAGAGTAAAGGACTTAGATACCCCACTCTCAGACTTCAAGGAACAAGTAGAGGACTTCCTATATGGTAAGCCGGATCAAGGTCGAACCACTGGGGGCAGTTCAAACATCTTATCTCTACCCCGAGAATATGAAAGGATATCGAAACAATCCGGCTTGCCTTATAAATACCTGAGGAATAGAGAAATAACTGAGAGAGAGATGCGAATATATAGGATGGGCTATTGTGGCACCGGGGTCTTCCAGGATAGAGTGATCATTCCTATATATGATGAAGCTAAGCTAAGTTATTTCGTAGGAAGGACTTACACTAATAGAGAACCTAAATATATGAATGCACCAATAGAGAAAGGAGGGAATATATTTAAGACGTTCAAGGGAAAAGTAGACCGTTCGATAATATGTGAAGGTATCTTTGATGCCATGCGAATAGGAAGATTGTTCCCGGCAATAGCCATTTTAGGAAAAGTGGTGAATGGAAGTGCACAGATAGCTTCCATATTGAGATCTACTAAAGAAGCCTTTGTAATGTTGGATAGAGATGCTGAGAGTCAGGGATTCTACGCTTCTAATGTGTTAAACTATTACCTGAAAACTCACGTCATGTTTATTAAGGATAAGGACCCAGGCTCCATGTCAATGGAGGAACTAAGGAGGATGATACCAAAATGAGATTCATACCTTTAACGGATATGGTTTTGATTCAAACAGTGATAGCCCCAGAGACCTCTGAGGGAGGAATAGTCCTTCCAGATAGCGCAAGACAAAAACCTGACGAGGGGAAGATAATAGCTATTGGACCAGATGTAAAGATCGTAGCTATCGGGGACAGGGTGATCTTCGGTAAGTACGTGGGGATGGAATTAAACATCCCGGGAGTAGGAGATAATGTCTTACTACTTCATGAAACGGATGTGTATGGTAAACTGGAGGATGTGTGAGAATCTACAAAAATCTAAGAGAGGCAGTTCAGGAAACGGAACGAGAGTTAGTGGAAATGGGAACTGATGTGTGGCCTGAGACTATGCAGGATAAAAAGGCCACAGAAGAATACCAGACTAAAGAGCTTCAGGGCTATGGATATATAAGAACTAGTCACTCTTCCAAAGATGAACACTTTCAATTCCTCGGTGGAGATCTAGATTATGCCATGGCTGACTTTCAGGAACGAGTAATGGACCAGTGGATAAATCCGGGAAGTGCCTATCTTCTAAGAGATGAGGTGTGGAGAGAGTTTCTGCATGATGGAAAGTTTGCCTATACCTATAATGAGAGAATTAGAGAGCAACTTCCCATGATCATTGAAGAGTTGAAAGCAAGGCCGAATACTAGACAGGCAGTCCTTACTATATATGATAGACATCAGGATATGAATAATATGGGTGGAAAGGCCAGGATACCCTGTTCTATGTATTATCAATTCTTAAGAAGAAAGCGGAATGAGCAAGAGGTTCTGGATTGTATTTACACCATGCGCTCATGTGATATCTATACTCACTATATCTATGATGTATGGTTGGCCATGAGATTACAGGAATATATAGCTAATGCTTTAGGACTAGAACCGGGACACTTCACCCACTTTATAGGAAGTCTGCATGCCTACAGAAAGGACTATATTAAGAAGGGAGTCTTTTAATGAAGATCATAGGGGAGATAGAAGCTAACAGTATTCCCAAGATAGGGAAGACAGTAAGAGACATGAAGCTGTCCCTAATGGGCTCAGAGGTAGTAATCATTGTTATTCCTGCTAAGGAAATGGAATGGATGAAGCAAGACTTCTATCGAGTAGTTAAACAACGTCAACTAATGTGGAAGGACCGGGCCTCTTTGGAAAAGTCCGAGTTATTTCACATGATAGGAATAGCCCTAAGAAATGCCAAGAAGTCTACCTGCACCTGGTTTAGAGAAGCTGCTATAAAGATAGACCAGGATGCCCAAGAGTTCGATCAGCATTCGGTAAAGACCTTAATGTTCACTAAACAGGATGTATATATTCTGATAGCTTATAATGGCAGATGGGTGGGAGGATTAGGAAGAGAAGAGACTGAGAAGATCGTGAAAGGATAACATGCTACATATCAATGCGGATACTCCTACTGAATTGTGGCTAGACCTAGGAAGAGAGTTCTTCAGACCCGAATGGAAGAGCCCTATGGGGTCGGTAGATATCCAATTAGGGGACAGAAGATTTGTATCCATAGGAAATACCTTTATAGTTCGTAGTTGGCCAAAAGAATGGATGGGAAAGGCCTTATTTGCCCTCGTGGGATATAGTCCCAAGGGATATAAAATGGATTTATTAAGAAGAACATACATACCTGATCAACCATGGTATGATTTTATGAATGCTCTGGAAGATCCGGAGAATACTAAGAAAGGATTCAGTATATGGGGAATGAACTGCAACATGAAGAGAGAGGGAAAGGGAGGCTGCCTGTCAAGCATCCACTTACTAAGAAACAGAGGAAAGAATATATTATTCGTGCATGGAAAGATCGCAGAAGTCCCAAGAAAGTTCGTAGCAGACCTGATCCTGGTCCGGGATTTACTGCACGAAATGGAATTGTGGCCAATGGAAGTACGATTTATGTACTCCACGGTGTATTATTCTATAGTTGGCCTAAGGGCTTACGTCCACGTTCTAGGAAGAAACAATGTAAACTTCCATAACTTACCTATAGATACTCCCCGGAATTATCAAGCCGGGATAATAGAAGCTATAAATAAGTATCAAGAAAGATTCACCAGACTAGAAAGGAGAAAGGGAATATGGTCTATGATCGATCCGATAACGGGAGATTGGGCAGACAAGAGTATTTTATGAAAGTGGCCACGGTGGTGGCTGAGAGATCAACCTGTGCTAGAGCTAAGGTAGGGGCGGTATTAGTTGATGTAGAACATAACAAGATAGTGGCTACAGGATATAACGGATCAGTTAGAGGAGGACGACATTGCATAGATACCGGATGTCTTATGTATAGGAAGCACTGTATAAGGACTATACATGCAGAATTGAATGCGGTATTACATTTAGAGAGGCCCTATAATGTCTTAACGCTATACTGCACCCATCAGCCTTGTCTAGCCTGTCTTAAGGCCTTAATAACAGCTAGGGTCAGGTATATCTATTATAGTATACCCTATAAGGATATAGCTAGAGATAGATTCCTGAAGGACTTGGGCAATGCTGTAGGGTTTACTCATGTTAACATACAGTGATACAAATACTGTTTACAATTGAACCTATTTGGGATATAATATACCAATAAACCAAAGGAAGGGGATATGAAACTACGAAGCTTAACAGAAGTCCGCAATGAACACTGTAAAGAATGTCCCTTACATGAGACAGCAGAATACGTCTGTCTAACCGGGTTCGGTCAGGTTCCTTCTGATATCCTAATAATAGGAGAGGCTCCAGGAAAGAGAGAGGATGACAGTGGAGTTCCCTTTGTAGGGAAGGCCGGTAAGATACTGAATGTTATCCTTGATGAATGTGGACTGAGTAGAGCCCAGGTATACATCACCAATATAGTACACTGCCGGCCTCCTGATAACAGAAAACCTACTATGTCCGAAATAAGAGCTTGTCGTCCCTATCTAATAAAGGAAATACAAAGAATACATCCAGATAAGATTATAGTACTAGGAGATGTGGCTCTAAAGGGACTATTTGATACTAATACCGTATCAATAGGAAGAGAAAGAGGTAAGATACTAGACTTTACCTATACTACTAGGCTAGTAGGTCCTGATGGTGAGAGAGTAAAGAAGACAGCCAAGGTAATTATAACCTATCATCCATCAGCTGCTAATTATAAGAAAGTCATGGCTAACTATATCTATGAGGATATTAAGAATGGTATAGATAAGTCTTCTGGTATTATAGTAAAGAATAAGTCTAAGTATCAGTTAGTAGATAGAAATAATATACAATCAGTAGTAAAGAGATTGCATAATCTACCCCTAATCTGTATAGATATAGAGACCTCATCTCTAGACTATATGGACAAGAAGGCTGGTATAAGGTCATTCAATCTAAGTATAGTTCCAGGAGAATCTTGGGTATTTAAGCCTGAACATCTGTCCTATATAAAGGATATACTATACCATAAGGAACTAGTAATCAATCATAATATCAAGTTTGATTTGGAGTGGTTGAACAGATATGGTATTAAGCGTCCATTCAAAATCTTCGATACTCTGGTAGCCAAGCATTTATTGGATGAGAACTGTCCAGATAAGGAACTTGAGAGATTGGGAATAACCGAACTAGGAATGGAAGAGGAGTTTAGAGAAAAGGATAAAATGAAACATCACTGGAAGGATGGAACTGATCCAACCTGGGAGGAGTTAAGGATCTGTGGATTGGACAGTGATGCTTCCTTAAGGTTATACCATAAATATGCTCCGCAGTTAAAAGAAGAGGGACTTGATAAGTTAATGAGTGCAGAGATGAAAGTACTCAAGACTCTAATCAGAATGGAGCTCTTCGGGTTTAAGATAGATACCAAAGTTCATAAAGATTTGACCGAGGAATATGCTGAGAAGATTAGGATAGGGGAGAGAACTATTCAAAGACTAGTAGGAACTATAAACCTTAACTCTCCTAAGCAACTCACCCAATTATTATATCACGATATGAAACTTCCCGTTCTAATAAAGACTCAGAAACAATCCCCGTCTTGCAATGAGGCGGCCCTTAAACTACTTCTACTGAAAACACATAAACAAAGTTATAGGGATATACTACGGGCTCTCCTGGACTTCCGGGGAGTGTCCAAGTTATATAATACCTATCTAGTGGGACTAACCAAGAATGATCTGTTAAAGGATGATGGAAAAGTACACTGTGACTTCAAGATAACTGGAACTGTAACTGGAAGACTGTCATGTGCTGATCCTAACTTAGAGAATATCCCGAGAGAGGGAGATATTAAGAAGATGTTCATATCCTCATTTCCTAAAGGATATATAATCCAAGCGGACTATAGTCAGATTGAACTCAGAGTATTAGCTCACTATTCCAATGACCCTAATCTTATAAGAGCTTTTGAACAAGGGAGAGATATTCATAAAGAAGTAGCCGCTAAAGTATTCCACAAGCGTTATGATGATGTAACAGATAAGGAGAGGAAGTTCACAAAGCAAGTCAACTTCGGAATTGTATATCTTATATCCCCACCCGGCCTAGCGGATAAATTAGGCTGTAGTATCCCCGAGGCTAGTCAGTTGATAAGTGAATGGTTTCATGAGTTCCCCAGAGCAAGAGAATGGATAGCAGAAAGAAAGGAGAGTATAATCAATACTGGTAAATCCATTAGCTTAACTGGAAGAGTTAGAAGATTATATGGGGTAGATCCCGAGACTAGAGAAGGGAGAGAGGCAATACGCCAAGGGGTGAATAGCCCCATTCAAGGGGGAGCAGGAGATATCACAAAATATAATATGCATAGATTGGACTATAGCCTGAAGGATGACATGGAATCTAGAGTGATCAATAATGTCCATGATGCCGTAATGGTGGATAGTCCTACAGAAGAGGAGGTGATTGAATGCATTAGTAGGATTCACCATCTGTTTAAGGAAGCTCCGGTGAAGATGAGAGTTCCGCTGGGAGTTGAAATTAAAGTAGGCCGTAATTGGAGAGACTTAGTAAAAGTAGAAAACTTAAAAGATCTGAAAAAAATAAAATGATAGAAGATAAATTGTTATACTATTTAGCCGGATTTTTCGATGGTGAAGGAAGTATAAGTTTATTCCCTCGCAATCCTCTTAAAGGAAGTGGGTATTTTTTAAGAGTAAATGTTACTAACACGAATAGAGAAGTATTAGATATCCTTAAAGAACACTTCGGAGGAAGAATAATTATCATATTGAAACCGGGTATTATCAGAAAGGATTGTTACCGGTGGACGATAGAGAGTGATAAAGCTGGGAAGTTTCTAATAACAATACGAGATAAAATAAGAATAAAAAAGGAACGTCTAGAAGTAGCTATAAAATATCTAGAAACAGTAGAGAAGATTCCAAGCGGAAAGATTATACCAAAGGAGGTGCAAAGAAAGAGGAAACTATTGTATTCTTTAATGAAACAACTAAATAAAAAGGGGAAGGAGGTGAAAAGTAATGTCCAAGACATACGAAGGGTATTGCGTAAGATGTAAGAAGAAAAGGGAGATGGAAAACACCAAGAAGTTCACCATGAAATCTGGCATGAATGCAGTTAAAGGAGAATGTGTAAAGTGTGGCTGCAAGATGTGCAAGATTCTTGGTAAATCTTAAGGAGGAAGGAAGACATGGCAAAGGATAAGGAGAAAAAGCAAAAATACTACGCGGCTGACTCCGAGAAGATTCAGCAGAAGTTAGCTGAGATAGGCCAGGGAGATTTCTTCAAGCCCAAGGAAGGTCCGAATAGAGTAAGGATACTCCCACCTTGGAATAAGAAAGGCCTTTGGTTCAAGGAGGCCACTTTGCATTATGGCTTGAATGATGACAGTGGTAGAGAAAGAGGCTACCCTTGTCTAAAGCAGTTCGATAAGGAATGCCCGGTATGTGCCAAGATCGAGGAACTAAAGGAAGGTGGCACTGAAGATAAGAAGATGGCTGATAGGATAGGTCCCAGGACTAAGTTCTACGCCAATGTTCTTGATCGGAAGACGGGTAATGTTCTGATCTGGGGATTCTCTAGGAAGACTCTAGGAGTTCTTCTGGGATATGACTCAGACAAAGAGGACTATGGGGATATATCCAATCCCGAGTCCGGTTTTGATATCGTAGTAGAAAGAACAGGGACAACTAGGAATGATACTCGTTACCAAGTCCGCTGTAAACCTAAGCCTTCTGAAGTGGATATGGAAGCCATAGAACTCCACAATCTCGACACAGAGGTAGTAGAGGATATGGAAGAGGAAGCGCTTGAGGAAATCGTTGAGGCCAACTTCGGCATGGGCAAGAAGAAGAAAAAGAAATCTTCCGATGAGGATGAAGAGGAAGATGATGAAGAAGAGGAAGAGGAAGAAGAGCCCAAGAAGAAAAAGAAGAAGGATGAAGACGACGAAGAGAATGAGGATGAAGACGACGAAGAGAATGAGGAGGAAGAAGACGAAGAGAACGAGGAGAAACCTAAGAAGAAGAAGAAAAAGGAGGATGACGAAGATGAAGACGAGGACGACGAAGACTAAGTCGTCCTGGTGGGTGAGTCCGGGGGAGTTGCTTATCCTCCGGACTTCACTTATTAAGACGTACTTAAGATGCCCAGCACAATGCTACTTCAGATATTTCAAGGGGCTTATAGTATTACCTAGAAGCTATGCTACTATGGGATCTTGCACACATGAGGTAGCTCAATATAGTAATGAGCATAAACTTCAAAGGGGTAAGACCCCTAAACTATCTGTACTCCAGGATGTATTTCATGAGGGATTCAAGAAGAAGAGGAACACAACCTGGTGGACTAAGGATGAGAAGCCAGAGAAGCTTGAACTGGAAGGAACGGATGGGATAGTCCCAGTCTATAGAGAGAAGATAGGAGTGGTAGTTGAACCAAAGCATGTAGAGGAAAGCTTTGAGCTATTCATCCCTGAAGTAAATGTTAAGATAACTGGGACACTGGACTTAGTTGAAGTCAATGATATGATTAGAGATCTGAAGACTAAGAGTAGAAGCCCTAACTGGATGGAGGCAATCAAAAGCTTTCAGGGCAAGTCCTACACAGTGGGATATAAGGCCAAATATAATCAGAAGCCAAAGGGATTTATTCTTGATTATATCGTTCGTAAGAAGGTCCCAGAGGTGTCCAGTAGTAAACCAGTTAAGCCTACCGAATTAGATTCCCTAGAGTTTCTTCAGACAGCTCGGGATGTGGCTATGGGTATAAGGAAGGGATGTTTCTATCCAAGAAGAGAGATGAATTACTTCTGCTCACCTAACAGCTGTGGATTCTGGAACATTTGTGTAAAGGGAGCTTGGAGAGATCACATGCCCTATACCAAGGTATTCGGAGCTAATGAATTAGAAAAAGAGGATAAGGGAGAGGACTAGCATGAACATTAAAGACATAGAACACGTTAAAGTAACCGGGGATATGCTCAAGGCTATCTTTGCAAGACAGAAGGAACTGGAGGATAAGTATCATGATATTGAAAAGAAGAATGGAGCTCTTGTCCTTCCACTTCCATTGGATCTTAACACATTTGAGGGTCAGGAAAGAACTAGGCTCCTTATATATAGGATTGCAGAGGAACTCTTTGAAATGGGCAATTGCCTCCGAAATAAGGCATGGAAGACTTCCCAGGTGCCTTGTGATATTGATCATTTTCAAGAGGAATTGGCCGATGCTTTTCATTTCTTTATACAACTATGTCTTGAGTTGGGTATTGGACCCGAGGAGCTTTGTCAATTATATTTTAAGAAATCCCAGGTTAATTCATTCAGACAAAGGTCGAGGTATTAGATGAGAAAGATCGTGGATTATCTCTTCAGGGAAGATTCTAGAAGGAGTAAATACTGATGTGGTTCAGAGGACTCGATTCTGAAGGTATTCTCAGAAAGGCTGGAGTTCCTAAAGAAAAGACAGGGGACTGTTTAAGTTGGGCATTTGGGGCAGATTGGCCATGTTTACCCCTAGGAATGATGAATGAGAAATGGAATCAGTTACATGGTGAGATATTTCTAATGACTGGTTTTGACTTAGTAATAGAAGCTATTGATAAAGTAGGAAAGGCCTATATTAAGGAGGTCTTAAATGGCCAGAGTAAAGATTAGATGCTTCAACTGTGGGGATGAACACAGTAATGATAGTAAGCACTTTCCTCGTCGGGTATTAGAAGTAATAACTAATAAGGAAGGAAAGAAAGAGAACAAGCCCGTGGGATATATCTGTAGAAAGTGTATTCTCAAACAGATGTTAAGTGAAGCAGGAACAAAATCTAAACAGAAGGGGGTGATAAAGATAAAATGAAAAAGTCAGAGAGTATTCTAAAACTAGAGGAGTTAGGATTAAACACCTTAGACTATCATATCATAGATACTAAGGCAGAGGCAATGCATTATCTAGCCAAGCACTCTGAAGATCTTCTATCTATGAGAACAGAAAGAGGAGATGAGTTTCAATGCCCATACTACTATATGATGTTTGGAAAGGCATTAGTGAACTTAGCTCTTACTCACATGAATCAAGGATATAAGCTAATCTTCTCGGAGAGTCTTGACACTAAAGGCTGCCTAGCTTTTGGAACGGTAGGTCTAGGGGAGAGTGCTGATACAGTAATGGAGTTTGTATTGGGAGAAGGAAAGGTTAGGGACCTAGACAGCCATCCGGAAGCGAGGACTTTGTTTATACCCCAAGGAGCCATAATAGCCGTTAAGGACTCCGACTTCCCGGGCAATGCCCATATCCTTAATAGTGTTTATATGAGAGTCAAGGCTACCTGTTACGATGAAATACCATGTGTGGTAGAATGGAGCTACTACGATCATCAAGTAGGAAGATGTGGAACACATGACATCTACTGGGAACTCCGTCCATACATGTAAAGGAGAAAAATGAATCTAGATTACATCGCGGGATTCTTCGATGGTTAAGAGGAGTGATAAGACCCTATGCATAACTCAAGAGGCTATACCTTCATGGATTACTTTCAGTGGTTCATGCTACTAGTTATGATACTAGTCATGATAATGTCAGGAAAAGGAGGTTTCAAATATGGATACAAGCATCCTATTCATAGCGTTTCTGGTTCTAATGATAGTCAATACAGTAATAGCGCTGATGACTCTAAGAATCCAGATGCAAAAGCAACCAAGAAAGACTGAAGACCCAGAGATAGTAAGATGCAAGATAGCTGCCATGCAGTTATTCGCCGGGATTGGTAAGCTAATGGAACTGATGGAAGACGGGAGAAAGTGGAACAAGAACAGAAGTGCCTATGTAATCAAGGAGATGGAACAAGAGAAGGAGAGAATAACTAATCCGGAGGTGAAACGTGATGGTTTTGCTACTGATACTTATTCTTCTAAGCGCATTAGGAGGGATTCTTTACAGACTAGGAGGAGCTAGCGGCTACAATACGAAGTTCCGTGACTTTGGTATTCCTACCATTGGTATTCTTGTTCTGATTCTCAGCGGAAGTCATCTTAATGTGCCTTGGCTTAACATTGCTTCCCTGGTTATTACTTATGGGCTCATGTTTGCGTCGCAGACAACGTACTTTAAGAAGAAGGGGACTGATGCAAAGTGGTGGAATTGGTTTTTAGTAGGATTGGCTAATGGGATAGCTCTTATACCCTATGGAATAATCCATGATCAATTGCCACAGGCTATCCTCAGAACCCTGATTCTGGCTGTTGGTATAATGATATGGTCTGAGATAAATGGTAATGCAGTATGGGAGGAAGTAGGTAGAGGAGTTCTTATAATCTTAACCCTGGGATTATTCTTCAGGAGGAAGAATGGGAAGAAGACTAACCCGTAAGGAACGTATTCAAAGAAAGGAACTTAAGAATCTTCTTCGTAAGATAAGAAAGACCAAGAAGTATCTTAAGTGGAAGAGAAGATGTCTCAAGCGGGATGTAAAGAGTTATCCGGATCTTCCAAAAGGAGTTCAAGTTCACCATAAGACTGAGCTAAGTCGTTTAGTCATTAAGAATAAGATCAGATCAGTAAAGGATGCTATCAGGTGTGCTGAACTCTGGGAGACCCATTTAGGTATAACTCTAAAGCGGGGGGAACACTTTATATTTACTAAGCTAAGAAGATATAAATATCTAACCAGAGGATTTATAGTACTTCTGAAAGACTGGATGGAAGAATGTAAGATAGATCACTTAGATGCCAACAAAAAAAGTAAGGGTAAGGGCATTTGAGAATGTGCAAGTGGTTAATGTGGATTATTTATTGAAATGACCTGGCATACCAGGAGAAAGGGGAGGGAAGATGATAAGGAGAAGAAAGACTTGTAAGAATTGTGGAGCATTAAAAGCCCTTCATAAAATAGGGCGTGATTGTAATGCACGAGTTGGAGGCGACCCTACGGTTTGTGGGTGGATTGATGGGCATTGTAGAAATAATCTAAAAGTAAAAATAGTATCTTAAATCCCACCCCCATTAT